ACCGGATGGCCGCGCGATTTTCCCCCCCCCCCTACGTGGAGCTCTGGTGGCCGTTCGATCCCTGGTGCTGGTGTTCCCAACGCTCCCACCCGCTCCTACGCGCGCTCCCATTGGTGCGGGTAACTCACTCACGCTTTTGAGTCTGGACTTTAATTTGAATTAAAGTCTACAACTTTATGTCGCGCGACTTGATTTGAAGTGTGAATCTTCACCCCGCGACGACTAAGTATGGCCCATTGTACCCCCTTAAGTACGTGGCGGATTTCTGTCCAAGTTGCTGAGTCAGTATAAGTTCCCAGTCTAACGACCCTTGTCTATATAATTGATGTGTATGATATATTATATTCAAGTGACTCAGCTGTTTACCACGTTTATTTTATCAACTGCATTTATTATTTAGCCAGTGTTATCTCGGGATAATGTATATTATTAGGAATAAACGTGGTTCCTCTTCTACCCAGCGACGGTATTATCCACGTAACTCAGTGTCTAATCGTTCAACCATTTCCCGAAGACATGACTTCAAGCGTCGAGCTGGGTATGGTAGCAAGCCCACTGATGAGCCCAAGATGACAAGCCAACGCATCCATGAGAATCAGTATGGCACTGATTTTGCTATGGCCCATAACACAGCTGTCCAAACATTCATCAGCTACCCTTCTATCTCCAAGTCTCTACCGAACAGAACCCGGTCATACATCAAGTTGAAACGACTTCGTTTCAAGGGAACGGTGAAGATTGAACGCGTCCCGACTGACGTTAACATGGACTGTTCAGCCCCGAAGACCGAAGGTGTCTTCTCCTTGGTTGTAGTCGTTGATCGGAAGCCCCACTTGACACCTGCTGGTGGTCTACATACGTTCGATGAACTGTTCGGTGCAAGGATCAACAGCCACGGTAATTTATGTATAAGTCCCTCATTGAAGGACCGTTTCTACATACGCCACGTGTTGAAACGCGTGTTGTCAGTCGAGAAGGATACGGTTATGGTGGACATCGAAGGATCCACTCCTCTCTCTAACAGGCGTTTTAATTGCTGGGCTACGTTTAAGGATCTAGATATTGAGACACGCAAGGGTGTTTATGACAACATAAGCAAGAACGCCCTGTTAGTTTATTATTGCTGGATGTCGGATACTGTATCTAAGGCATCGATATTTGTATCGTATGACCTCGATTATATTGGATAGTTAATAATGACAGGCAATAATTATAATCATAAAAAATTTATTTAAAATTTTTTGGCTCTGATCGACTACAATTACTCTTAATACATTCCTGCACCGTTGTCCTGACAAGGTCGTTTAATTGGGCAACTGACATTGTAATGTTGGACTCGGCCCTCTTTGCCCCAACTATTGAAGCAGACTCCCCTGGATCCAGTGCGCTGGTTCCCAATCTGTGAAGCTCTCTGTACGGATGGATCTCGTTCTCCACCTCTGAATCCGCGTCTGATGGCCCAAGTCCAATGGTGCTTCTTGAAGCCCAAGACTCGCCAGGCTTGATCTCAATTGGGCCTCTGAGCCCAAGTCTGGACATAGACGCGCATCTCAAGGCCTTCCTTTCCCATCGTCCGTAATCCACGTGGGAGAAATCTACATCCTTCTCCGAGAACTGTTTGGAAAGGATTTTGACAGTCGGCGCTTTGAAGGGGATATCGACTGAGTGTTTCGCCGTCGATAATTTCAGTTTCCCTTTGAATTTCGCGAAGTGGGTCCTTTGGTGAACATTCGTGTCGGAAACTCTGTAATAGAGTTTCCATGGAATTGGGTCTTTGAGGGAGAAGAAGGACGATGAGAAATAGTGGAGATCTATGTTGCATCTGATCGGAAAAGTCCACGACGCTTGTAGCGACTCGTTGTCGGTCATTCTCTGGTCATGAATCTCCACTATAACAGTACCGGCGGCGTTGATAGGCACTTGCTGCCTGTACTCTATGACGCAGTGGTCAATCTTCATACAGCTACGACTGAGCCTTGCAGTCAACTGAGCCGCCGTTGAAGGAAATTGGAGGATGATCTCAGTTAGGTCATGAGAAAGCTGATACTCATCCCGATGAGACTCTATGTAGTTGAAGGCACTTGGAGGATTAACTAACTGAGACTCCATTTGAAGAAAATGGCCGCGCAGCGGAACGGAATCTGAAGTTGAACAAGGAATAAGGTGAACAAGAGAAAGATGAACAAGGAAAAGGTGAACAAGGAAGAAAATGAACCAAAACAGCTGTTTTGGGTGGTTATGAGATCTACGAGATGGATATCGTCTAAGTTTTCTTATTTTGAGAAAGAAAAGGGAGTTGAGGAAGAAGTTGAGGATGATGATAATCTATTTCTGAAGGTGTTTATATAGGAACCCAGATGTTCTGGGAAATTAGGTTTTGGAATTGGGAAAGTGCTTTTCTTTGCTAAGAGAGCACTTTGGATATGTTAGGAAATAGTTTTTCTGATTTATCTGGAAACGCTTCGATGGCATTTTTGTAATAAGAGGGGTGTGTACCAATTGAGCTCTCTCTCAAAACTCCATATGAATTGGTACACAGGTACACAATATATAGTAGAACCCTCATTCACGGATTTGCACCACGTGGCGGCCATCCGATCTAATATT